TCCTGCTTGTGGATGGAGATTTACTACTTACGAAGTTTATTCTCATAATATGATTGACGAAAAAAAGATTCAAAAAGATACAGAAACATTAGTTGAGTCATTAGTTTCAGCATCTATATCAATAGAACATCTTTTAGAACTAACTAAAAAACAAATTCTTTAACCAATGAATCCTTTTGCAAAGTGGATACACGTTCAAGCTTTAAAACGTAAAGATCCTTGGTCTTCTGTTTGGCTTGATCCTTTACCGATCTACAGAAAAGAACCTGATCATAAATATATATGGGAACCTACAAATGAGGCTCTTTTATATTCAACAACTCAGGTATGTAACAACAAAACACCAGAAGCTTTAGCTAATATTGAACGCTATCGTTATGGGCCTGATGGATGGGAGGCAAGAGGTAAAGCTGTTCATTATGGATTAGAGCAAAAGATGTTAAACAATCCTGAACCTGAATTTGGGATATATAGTGAATGGCTTGAACCATTGCTAAGTCATCCTTTTTGGGAAAACTTTGAACCTTGGTGTGTTGAATATATGCTTTGTGATTTAAAAAAGTCTGTAGGAGGACAATTAGATCTTTTGGGTTATGACCATGACTCAAGAAGATTAATGTTGATTGATCTTAAATCTCAAAGCAAATCAGGTCGTACTTATTCAACTAATGCACAGCTTGGGAGCTACGTGGAGGCACTAAAAACACATCATGGATTAGAAGTTGATGTATGTAAAACAGTATGGGCAAAGCCTGGGAAAACAACAATTGGTGATGATCAACCTGTTAATAAATGCCTAGATGAATGGCATAAAGCATGGGAAATATTTGAAGAAAAACAGGAGATTCCTTTCTAATGAATGGCAAATATATAGTTTCAAAAATTAAGAATCATGAATGCAAAGAATGGTTTTTACATAAACACTATGCAAAACGAATCCCTTCAACTTCTTTTGCCTTTGGTCTTTATAAAAATTCTGTTTTAGTTGGAGTGTGTAGCTTTGGTAGACCAATGTCTCCAGCTCTTACTAAAGGTGCTTTCAATGGTTTATATCAAGATACTTTTTTAGAACTTAATCGACTTGTTATTAATGAAGGAGAAGATAGAAATGCTTTATCTTTTTTTGTTTCTCAATCGTTAAAGCAATTACCAAAACCTAACGTAATCGTAAGTTATGCAGATACATCTCAAAATCATCATGGATATATATATCAAGCTACGAATTGGATTTATACAGGACTAAGTGCAAAACGACCTGATTATCATATTAAAGGTTTGAATTTACATAGTGCTTCTATTACAGACAGTCTTGGTAGAACAGATAAAAAAGAAGGGATAAAACAAGTGACGTTATTAAGAGAAAAATATGGTGATGATTTTTATATGGAAGATCGAGCAAGAAAACATCGTTATTTTTATCTCTTAGGAGGTAAACAAGTAAAGAAACAAATGTTGAAAAATCTAGCTTATAAGGTTGAAGCTTATCCTAAAGGTAATAACAAGAGGTATGACGCTTCTTATGAAGCAAGTCCTCAAGGCGTTCTCTTTATCTAATGACAGAAAATCATAAGAAATTTCAAGAACATTTAAAAGAAAGTACAAAAGCTTTATTTATCGTTGCTCATTACTTCCATCATCATGGTTATACCATTCGTATAAATGGACAAAAATGTTCTCCTACTGCTTCTAATCATGAAGAATATGCAGATGATGGAGATTTATTTATACAAATGAAAGATGATCAAAAAAAATGGGTAAGGATTGAAGTTAAAGGATTAAATACGGAATTTACAAACTCACAAGATTGGCCTTTTAAAAACTTTATGGTTTGTGCAAAGCATTCTTATGACAAAACATTACCTGATCCTCCTAGTTGTTATTACATTTTAAATAAGACAAGAACTCACGCTGCCATAGTCAAGACAAATACTTTTGACTATTGGTTTACAAGAACAGTGAAATGTGGAAATTATAAAAATGTCAGTCAGGAGTTTTATCACTGTCCTTTAGATAAAATCAAATGGGTAAATATTGAAATTTAATGAATGAGATTTTTATTCCTGTTATAGGAATGCCTGCTCCTCAAGGTAGTAAAAGACACGTGGGACATGGGATCATGATTGAAAATAGTAAACGTGTAAAACCTTGGAGACAGGATGTAAAAGAAGCAGCTTTAGAGCATTATCACGGAGAAATTATTGATCAAGCTGTAGAAATAGAAATTATATTTTTATTTGCTAGACCTAAAAGCCATTACGGAACAGGAAAAAACTCAAGGAAGTTAAAACCTTCTGCTCCTGTGTTCGTAACAAGTAAAGGAAAAGGTGATCTTGAGAAGCTGGAAAGATCTACTTATGACGCACTATCTCAAAGTAGTGGAGGGAGTGTTTTAAAAGATGATTCCTTGGTTGTTCAAAATAAAAATATGAAAAGGTATTGCGTAGAAGGAGAACATCAGGGAGCAAAAATAATCATAAGAACACTTCATTGACCTTTCTAATCTAATAGGTTAGACTTTTAAAGTACAAACGCACGAACAATGCCAAACCAATCAAAACCTAAAGAAGGATCTATTCCTGATTTATCTGGCCTTATTTCAAAAGAAGATCTTCACAAGAAAGGATCTTTTGCCACATATATGAATTGGGCAAGAACAACTCAGTATTTAAGAGAACATGCCCCAAATTGGGAGTTTCATCTTGAATGCAGATTAGACACACAAGAATATGTATGGGCTGCTCCTGACGGAACTGGCTATTTGATGTGTTTCTTCAAGAACGGAGAAAAGAAAACACCTTTGTTTCCTTTCCCGATCATGGATAACAGGAACAATCCTTTACCACTAGAGAAAATCAGCGCAAGAGATGTAAGTGACTCGCATCGAAGAGGCTTATGTGCCTGTGCTGCCTTTGTTTTTGGGTTGGCATATGAATTGTGGGCAAGGATTGAAATAGAAGAAGCAGCAAGAGTAGATGCAGCTCCTATTAAGAAAGAGATTGCTCGCTCTCCTCAAAGAGGTGCTAACGCTAGACAAGCAAAACCTTCTCCTGTTGCACATGAAATGGTAACTGGAAAAGTTGCTCAACCATCAATCCCTCAATCTCAAAAAGATGATCTTGCTGAAGAGTTAGATAAATTATCTCTTATTGCAAAAAACAAAGTTATTAGTGCTTTTAGACTGCAATACAAGATATCTTCCACAAAAATATCGGAATTTATTACGACTCCAGAGCATTTGTCTTTCATTAAGTCCAAAATAGCGGAAGTAGAATCTGACTCTCCGTAATGACACCTGAAGCTGTTGATCATGCTGCAAAAGCAGTTCTTACACAACTTTCAAACAGACGTAAATGTAATGTCGAGTCTCTAAAAAACGACATCAAAACAAGTAAACTAATTAACCATTTCAATTACTATGGCTGACTTTTCTAACTTCGTTCCTGCTTTCCCTTTCCCTATCAAATGGTCTGTAGGTGACAACACTTTTGACGATGCAGATAAATTCCCTAAAACAATGGGTCTTGCAATTGCTGTTGAATCAATTCCTGGTCTTATTGATTTATTAATGGCATTAGAGGCTGATACTTCTAAGCACAAGCAAGGTAAAGTTTGGAGCAAAGAAAATGGAGAAGAGAAAAAACCTGTTGTCTATTTGAATGGCAAAGGTAGGGATTCAAACGATGGATATGGTTGCTTTGGCAATATCAATCCTAGAAAAATTGAAAGGAATACTCAACCTGATTTCTAAACCAATACAGGGTCATCATGAATGGCCCTTCTCTAAACCAATGAAAACCACTAAATCTTATTCTCCTAAAGTTTCAATTGAATTTGAAAAAATAGAAACTTTAATCAAAACCTGTAATCAAGCTATTAACCATAGCGTTCAAACAGAAGTATTCCTAAAGCACAATCCTCATGTTCATGTGAGAGAGCTGCGTCAAGCTCTAGCAACAGTTGTTTCTGCTCTAGCAGATAACAAACGATGGGTTTGTCCTTACGCAAGGGTTCAAGACATAACAGAAGAACTTGATGAATTAAATCAAGAAGACAAAGATCGCTATGAACCTAATCAAGAGTTTTCTTTTGTACATGACATCATTGATGAATATGTAACTGAAGCTGATAAACGATTTGATTACTCT